AGCCGGCTCTTTGCGCTCATTGGGTGGCAGAAAGTGCCGCTTTGAAATGTGGGAGCCGGACACCTTTGCCATGAGCAAGGCCCTGCCGTACAAAGAAGCGGTCGACACCTACGGACCCACAACCCGGCTCAAGCGAGCGTTTACATACAAGGCCCTTAACAGGCTCATACAAGCGTCAGCGGCGGACATGACTAAACAGGCCATGGTTAACTTGTACAAGGCCGGTAAGCTGCCTATGTTGCAGATTCACGATGAGCTGGCAATGTCTGTCAAAAACATCGAAGAGGCCCAGGAAATAGCCCGCGTAATGGAGACCGCCATACCGTTGGAGGTGCCCAACGTGTGCGACATCGAGATAGGCCCGTCTTGGGGTGAAGCTAAATAACGCGCAGTGAGCTTTGCTTGCGCAGGGCTCTTGCTTTCTTGCATATGTTCCTATAATATCCTAGATAATATAGAATCAAACAGAGATATAGTAATGGATACAACACGTTGGAAGTCGATCTTAGTACCACGCGAAGTGTACGAAGAGATCAAAGCCCTGTCGAAGTCCGAGGGCCGTACCATTGGTGGTCAGTTACGCCTAGTGTTTGAATGGTATCGGGACGCGCCTCACGCGTCTAAAGAAGTAGACAAGTACCACAAAGATTAACCAGTCCCCTTATGTGCGCGGCACGTTCACTTGTGAATGCTGTCGTGTATACTAAATGGGAATATGTATACATGTTCCTCGTTGTGTAAGACCTTCCCCCGAATCGGTTGCCCCCGACCGGGGGCTTTTTATATATGGAGAAAAATAATGGAAAAGATATTTGTGAATGGCCTTTTGGCAAAGAAACCACGCGACACGGCGCCCGACTGGGTAAAATGCAACATCAGCATAAAGCGTGAAGAACTGATTCAATTCCTTACAGAGCAGACAGATGAATGGATTAACGTTCAAGTATGTGAAAGCCGGGGCGGTAAGTGGTATGCTGAGGTAGATACGTGGAAGCCTTCCACGCCCTCGAACCCCTCGGCACCTGCATTTAACGCTGACGTGCCGTTCTAAGAAGGACGCTACATGACAGACCGCAGCAAGGAATACGACCTCGACAACCCAGAAGACGTCGCTGCACGAGAAGACTATCTAAGTGCTGCCGAGATGGCAGCACAGCTTATAGATGAGTTTGAAGGCATGCAGCTCGACACTGTTCCCGCGCTGGGAGGAGCCTTAACCCAGCTTATCGCACACCTGATCCACATCTCGGATGATGTCCCGTTTGCCATGAGCCTACTGTCTACCTGCATTCTTGATGCGGCGCTAGAGACGGAGCTGGAAGAAAATCCAGAGCTAGAGGTTAAAAGAGAACTACATTAGTTGACATTGTCGCATATCATCTCATATACTTCGGTTTCCATTAACGGAGAACATTATGAAAAACCTAATAACGCTCGATCATGTCTGCACGCTCGCGTCCATTTCTAAGCCAACTTTGTACCGTCGGCTTAAGAAGGGTGCGTTTCCTGCCCCGTACCAAATCCCGTCTACCGCGCCTCGCGGACCTCGCAACTTGAACCGTTGGGACCACGAAGAGGTTATCCAATGGTTACTCGCGGGCAACGACCCTCGGTGGCTCAAGAAGTGGCCTGAGCCCATGCGTTCGCAGTTAGCTGCTACGTATAACACGTCGACGTCCGTGTGGACTACAAACGGCAAGATCGTCTTAGCAACCGTCGTCGGCATTGCTGTCGTCGTGCTGGTCGACATACTGCTGCGGTATAAGCCGATGCTTATCACTTGGTAAGGGGGTTAGTATGAAAGTATTTATCGTAAGTTGGTTTGACGAAGCTATGGAAAAACACGTTATGACGGCTACAACGGAGACCCGAGAGCTGGCCCTTGAAGTCTGGGAGGAAGAGATTGCCGACGACCTTCGTGCTGAGCTAATAGAAATACAGGATTTCTTTGATGCGGAGGACGCGCAATGATAGGCACAACTTTGGACCGATTTTGGAGATACCTAGAAAGCAAAGATCTTGCGCACGTATATAACGCAGCGTTCGGGTCGGGCGCAGCACGGCAGGCATTCTTTTTAGACGTGGATTCTTCCGAGTGGATCAACAGTATGCCCTGCGGGCGATTGACAGGCGCTGAGGTTATGCAGATGAGAGAGGCGCGGGCAGAGTGGGCAAACCCTGTGGTCACTAAAGAGACCATAACAGCGGATAAAGGACTCCAGCGCACTCATTACCACGTCGAGATCGTACCCGGCGTATGGGTTGACGTTTACGACGTTCTTACGGCGTGGGGTGTCACAAACCCCGCGTATCAGCATTTGATCAAGAAAGCGTTGAAGCCCGGCAATAGGGGTCACAAAGACTTAATGACGGATGCCCAGGATATTATCGATTCGGCAGTGCGCGGGAAGCAGCTGATTGAGAAAGTCGGTAATTTATGAGCAGAGAAGCGTTTGAGGCGTTTTATATGACATTAGATGAAGCGGAAAAATTGCATTTATACCGAACAACAAAACCTTTCCGAGGCGTCCAGATTGGTGATTATAAATACATTGTCACCCGGTCAATGTATGCGGGATGGCAAGCTGCCGAGCAGCTCATTACGAAACGGGAATCCCCGTTTCAGGAGGAAGACCAATGAAGATAGATAACGTTAAGTACAGCCACCTGACCATTACGTCAGGCGCCGATGAAAACTATTCGTCGTCAAACTGGTTCGAGATGGAGCTAGATGGTAAGTTTGCGCTATTCGCGATACATACCGATGACGCTCAGGTTAAGACCGTCTTAAACGAGAAGTCGGACCCGGTGGCGAAGTGGACGGTCGCTCAGCCCTATGTTTTACAACTGCTGGTCATCAACGCAATCGATCACGCTATAGAGGAATCGCACGCCATGCAAAAAGAAAAGTTCAACACCGATACGTACACTGTCATAAAGCCCGATACCGATGAAGGGCTGGGCACGACCTCAGGCTGGCGTTTCCCGTACATCGCACCAATGCTCCTGGAGACAACCGGGTTCGATCCCACAGAGGCTATGTGCCTCGCTGCCAAGCTGGCGTTGAAGGGTAAGCTCTCCTTCGACATCGCAGGCGTCCCACACACCGTTATCCTTAATAAGGCGGCCGTATGAAAAAGCTCCTAGATGACATCAGCGGGTATCAGTTTGCGCGCTGCGTTGATGGCTATCGAGCTGAGCGGTTTGATCTGACTAAGCCGGTCATTTCTGGCATCGATATGTGGGAAATAATAGAATCCATTTTCCGTAAGCATCACTCAATGGTTGAGTGGTTTACCGTTCAGGTCAATCACAACGATGGCTGATATCGCCGCAATTAATGAGGATTCAAAATGAAAAAGCTCATAGATGACATCACCGGCTATACATTCACATACCGCGCCGGGATACCACACCGACACCAGGCCGTGGCGTCTGCTGTACGGTACGACTGGTCGCGGCCCACGCTTCTCGGACCACAGGCCAAGCAGATATTCCACCTGATGGTGGGCGTCGAAGTACAACCGATGATATTGGAGAACTAAGATGACAAACCAAGCCAACCAGATCTTAAACGCCTTTGCCGCAACAGAGGTTTTCATGAACGAAGCCAGAGCCGCTAAAAAAGCATCAGGGGATGATCGGCTTTACATTCAAAGACCTGACCGAGCTACTGGCGAGTTAATAGCTGACAACATACTAGAAGTTGTTGCAGTAGCGATTCAAAAGGGCTTTCGCATTGACGCGGTAATGGTAGACGGGTCAAGCCTGACAATTAAAAACTCAAGCACCCGAAAGCCAAGCACTGTTCAATTGCATTCAGCGGCAGTAAATGGAAATTCAGTAGAGGGTAAGATATCTAGTTTGTTCACCTTCTCAAAAAAAAGCGGCTTTCCAGGATGCAATTTAAAATCATATTTGGTTAAGTAACTTACAATGGAGCGAACTATGGAGCACAGAATAGCGGCCATGCTGCACGCAAATAAGTCGGTGTACAAAATAGCGCGCGAGCTTAACCTGTCACAAGATGACGTTATGACCGTGATGGCAAAAAATAAGATTGCCGTACCACGCTACATCACCGGGCAGAGTCGGGCAAAATCCAGCTCAGCAGAGGCCGCTGCCGACGCCTGCAAGTGGCGGCACGCTATAGAGGACCATGTGCAAGCCAATATCGACAAACAAGACCTGGAGGGGCTACTGTGAAAGACGACGAAATCCTAGACGAATTCTTTATATACCTCGACAGTCGCAGCTTGACCAACACGTTCTGCGACGCGTTCAAGAACAACGACACCATGCAAAATCACTTCCTGACCGTTAACCCATATAATTGGATATCTCGCATGCCAGTCAATCGGATTACCAACGTTTTCCGAAATCGACTGTGGGACGCCGACTCATTGTGGACCGAGCGGGTATACGACCTGCAACAGGCGGACCTCGACAAAGCGAAGCGGGAAGCACACGCCCTTAAGCGCGAACCCATTACCTCGGTCGAGATTGCACCGGGCGTGGAGGTTACGCCAGAGGATGTGCTAGACGCTTTCGGTGTCACGGATCACGGCCTACGGACCTTGGTTCAGAGAATACTGGTACAAAGAGGTAACTGAGTACCTGGGGTCGTGTATTAGGGGTACAAAGGGTAACCGAATACCGTTCCGGGTCTTGGACATAGGTTCAATATATGGGTCAGCAGAGGGGTCAACAAGGTCTTTTATGGTTGTCAAAAAGACTACCTGAGGTCTTGGTTACACTTTCTACATATATACAGCTCAGAAATAAAAAAAAAAACTTTTGATAAATATAGGCGTAACCGGTGTAACTTATGTAACTTTGCCCTGAGAGGCCCGGCACAGCTGGGTTGAGTGGTTACATATTTGGTTACATATTTGAACTGAATAAATAGTTTGTGTAACCTTTAGTGCGTTTCAGAGCATTTGGGCGCGTTAAGCGGTTCTGAGAAGTTTTTTTCCTTTAAAATTACTCTTGATTCTGGGTATACATAAGGGCGTTTTTGAGGCTAAACTGTCGTCTTTTAACTGAAGAACTCTGAAATGACTAAGAAAAGCACTAAAAAGGTTACACCGGTTACACCGGTTACACATTTAAAAGGGGCGGTTACACATTTGGAAAAGAAAAAAGTAGGTCGACCGAAGGTGACTAGGCACCAAACATTAACTCGACGGCAAGAGCTATTTGTCAAAGAGCTGGTGTCTAAAGATGGGCAGATCACAATGCGAGAAGCGGCCGTAAATGCGGGGTACCCTGTTGGCTCTGCTCACACTAGAGCGTATGAACTGACCAACCCCACGGTTAGCCCTCACGTTGTCGCTGCTATACAAGCGTATCGAATGGAACTGGACGCTAAATTTGGCGTGACGTACCAGCGGCATCTCAGAGATCTGCAAAAGATTCGAGACATGGCGTTAGATAGTGGCGCATATTCTGCTGCGGTCCAAGCTGAGTATCGCAGGGGACAGGCTCAGGGCGACATATATGTGAGCAAATCAGAAATTAGGCACGGCAGCATCGATTCAATGAGCAAAGAGGACGTCGAATCTGCCCTCAGAGAAATAAAGGAAAGTTATGACCCGATCATTATCAACACTATTGCCGAAAGAACGAGCGATACCAAAAACAGCGACAAAGCGGGAAGCAGACCTTTGGCGACTTATGAAAACGGGGATATCGAAGAACCCGAGGAAATGGACGCCGACGAGGATTGAGACGTGGGCGATGCCTGGTATTCCGGACGTTCTATTATGTGACGATAAAGGGGAGTTTCATTTTATAGAGCTGAAGGCGACCGCAGGCAATGCTGTGGATCTACGGCCGCACCAGGTTGCATGGCTGTCTAATCATAGTCACGCGAGCGTCTGGGTATTGATACGGAAGCTAGAGACTAAAACAAAGCCCCAGAGCATCTATCTATATCATGGCCGTGAATCGGTTGACCTAAAACTGGAGGGTCTTAAGACGGCGCCGCTATACTATTCCGAGGGGGATTTCGACTGGAATACTATTCTAAGCTTGATATCCCCAGAGTAATCGCATAAAGTCGCATAACCAGACGGGCAAAGTCTGGTCCAACTTACGCAATGAGGTAACAATATGAACATTTCAAACGTACAATTCCTTTCAATAGATGACAACGGATCTGACGGCCTGGTGTCTTGGTATGGGATGGAGGTAGAAGGTGACCAGGATATGTTTGGCATTCACTCAGACGGCGCCCTGCTTGATATTGATGGCGTCCCGGTAACACCTGGCGACGAAGAATACCGCGCAGTGATGTACGCAATCGATCAGCTGGCGCAAAAACTACAGGCTGAAGACAGCGACACACTAGGGAGCTAGACTGATGTTTTTTATATTTGGGTGGCTGTCTAAGCTATGGTACGGAAAAGAAAACGTAGAGCGTTATGAGCAGAACAGAAACAGGACCCGGTCACCGAGTCCGGGGCCGAGGCCGAGGTCTAGGCGTAGAATCGTAAGGAGGAAATGAATACCACCAGCCCGCACAAGCGGGCTTTTTATTGCTTTGGAGTTGACAGGTATAAGATAATTAGTATACTCAAGAAACCGGCGGGCAAGCTGGACCACTAACACAACGAGGAATTACAATGGAAAACTATATTAACGAGCTTACGCAGGATTTTGCGCGCCATGGTTTTATAAGCTCCCCGCTTACGCGGGACCAGGCCGCCCTTTTATATAGCCAGGGCGTTAGTCTTGGCCGGGCGTACAGTATCGGATGCGATGTTGGCGGCGGCTTCACCTTTCAAGAATGCGCGGGGGATATAACATGCTAAAAACAGTAGCAATGAGCGGCGCAGTAAAAACCCGGGGCATAGCAGTGACCTACCGAGCAGGCGACGGCGACAAGTATGCGACGTGCCCTAAGACTTGTGAGCTTAATTGTACCGGCACCGGCGCCGATAAAATCGATCCGGTATATTTTGCCGCGTTATTAAAAGCAGTGCCGCGCCGTGGGGTGTCGTTCACTTACTCCCATTTTGACTGGCAAGACTGGGCGCACCTTGTAAGCGCGGGCCAAACCGTTGTGAACTATTCCGCCAAGGACCTGACTAGTGCTGCGTTATCGTCGCGGTATGTCCCTACTGTTACAGTCGTGGCGCCAGATGCTTGGGATAATGGTAAAACCACAAACGCCCAGCTACTGGGGATATTTGGATCTGATGGCGTATTTAAGGAAGGCTCGACTGTTCCGGTAGTTAGATGTCCTGCCGAATACCGCGAGATGTCCTGCGCACAATGCGGTGATGGTGCGCCATTGTGTGCCAGGTCGGACCGATCATTCATTATCGGGTTTACTGCACACGGGGCGGGAAAAGCTAAAGCGGCTGACCCTGACACCTCAGGCGGATGCTATGCAGACGGCGGGCGGGTGCGACTACACTGGGACGCTACATCTAATGCAGACCAGGTCGATGAGACGGATGCAGAAAAGCTGGCGCGCTTTGTCAAATCACTGCCACCTGGTTCTATCTTACGCCACCACGTGGCAGGTGATATAGGTAACCAATAACCCCTTCGGTCCCGATCAACTAGCCTGCTGATGCGGGCTTTTTATTGCCTATTATTTGACACGTATAAGATAATTAGTATACTGGGGTCACCACCGGGCGAAGGTGGCCACTTACACAACGGAGTAAACAATATGACAATAGTAAACAAGCAGGATGACAGCCGAACTAACACCGAGATCATGCGGGCTAAACTGATGCTAGCAGGCTTTATGCTATCGTGCGGCCGCGAAGGTAACGCCGTAGCTAAACTATCAGAGACTATCGATATGCTAGACACTATTATCGCAGAGGAACGAGCGCTTGAAGAAGCGCGCCGGCACATCCTTGCTGCTAAAATCGACCTGATGCAGAGACAACTAGACAACGCCCGGGAAAGGCAGCAAGCCGAATCATAACGCTCAAAACGATAAAACAAGCCCGCTACCGCGGGCTTTTTATTGCCTAGGGAAAAACAGTGCAATAAGCCCCGGGCCGCGTCCCGATGCATATGATAAACGTACCAGACGCCGAGGCCTGGTCGGAAAGGTCCGAGTATCATGATCGGGGCTGTAATCGACCGGCGCCGATGTCCGCGCACCCTGGTCCGAGGTCCGCGCATCCGTGGCCACCAGGTCCGCGCATCCTGGCCAGTTTGCTGCGGTCCGTAGTCCGTAGTCCGAGGTCCGTAGTCCGCGCATCCTGGTCCCAGGTCCAGCGCATCCTGGCCACCAGGCCTGCGCATCCGTGGCCGGTTTTACTGCGACGCGGTCCCAGGTCCGCGCATCCTGGTCCGGTTTACTGCGACGCGGTCCCAGGCCCCAGGCCCGCGCACCCTGGTCCCAGGTCCGCGCCCGGCGGGCCCTAGTTTTTCGCCCGGGTCCCCCGGCTATCGGGTCAGATTCCCAGGCGCGCAGACCAGAATTGCTCGAGCGCAGCGAGGCCGCCCCGGTCCACCCACCGGGTGCAAGGGCCAGGTTTCTCTCGAATATTCATCAGGAAAAACGAATGAACGTTAACTGTCTTATATTTGTGCAAAAAATCGCATATAATCAGTCCCGTGAGCCGTGTGCCGCAATCCGATATTCGTCAATAAAGACCAAGGGGCCCCTATGAATTCAGCCAGTAATCCTGAGCTAGCAGAAAAGAAGCTTAAGCTTGAGTTACGACTCGCGCAGCTTGATAAAAACGAGGCATGCCAAAATAATTTTTTAAATTTTGTAAAAGTTATGTGGCCAGAGTTCATTGCCGGTCGACATCACAAAATCATCGCGGACAAGCTAGAACGGGTCGCAAGCGGTGAGCTAAAGAGACTTATCATTAACATGGCCCCACGGCACACGAAGAGCGAGTTCGCATCTTTCTTGTTTCCGGCGTGGATGATGGGTAAGAATCCGGCTATGAAGATCATTCAAGCGACGCACACGACGGAGCTCGCGGTAAACTTTGGTCGTAAAACGAAGAACTTGTTAGATACTGACGTGTATCGAGACGTGTTCCCGGACGTCAAGCTGGCTGCGGACAGCAAGGCCTCAGGGCGGTGGGACACGAGCGCCGGGGGAATGTACTATGCCGTGGGCGTAGGTTCTAACCTCGCGGGCCGTGGTGGCGACTTAATCATTATTGATGACCCGCACTCGGAGCAAACGGCCATGTCGGCGGCAGGCTTTGATGACGCATGGGACTGGTATACCGGTGGCCCTCGTCAGCGGTTACAGCCTGGCGGTTCGATTGTATTGGTCCAGACACGCTGGTCTGAGAAGGATATGACGGGTCAATTGATGCGGTCTATGGCTAAAGATCCGTTAGCCGATCAGTGGGAAGTTGTCGAGCTGCCGGCCATCTTTGATGACGGCACGCCATGCTGGCCTGAGTATTGGAGCCTTGAGGATCTGATCTCGGTCCGCGCATCTATCCCTCAGAGCAAGTGGAATGCGCAGTATCAGCAGAACCCCACGGGCGAAGAGAACGCCATCATTAAGCGTGAGTGGTGGAAGTTGTGGGAAAAAGACAGGGTCCCCCAGCTCGAATTCGTCATCCAGAGTTACGATACAGCGTTTTCTAAGAAAGAGACGGCGGATTATTCGGCGATTACGACATGGGGGGTATTTTATCCAAATGAAGGTGGTAGCGGTCCAAACTTAATTTTGCTGGACAGTAAGAAGGGTCGTTGGGACTTCCCGGAACTGAAGCAAGTTGCGTTAGAATTGTACGGATTCTGGGAACCTGATACAGTTATTATCGAGGCTAAAGCCAGCGGAACGCCCCTTACGCAGGAATTGCGTGCCATGGGCATACCTGTGGTAAACTTTACCCCTAGTCGCGGCAACGACAAAGTGTCTCGATTGCACAGCGTGTCGCCTCTGTTTGAAGCCGGAATGGTCTGGGTCCCTGATGAGACGTGGGCAGATGAGCTAGTAGAAGAAGTGGCCGCATTCCCTAACGGCGAGTTTGATGACTTGGTCGATAGTATGACGCAGGCCTTAATGCGCTACAGGCAGGGCAATTTCGTGCGCCTCCCCACGGATGACTGGGAAGATGACGAAAACAGTGCTAAAGTACGCGTTTATTATTAACTTTTGACTGGAAGGACTGCGCATGAACGAAAACAGGGTGAACCTTGGCGCAGGGGGCCATGTCTCGTATTACAAAAACGGCGGCGCGACGGTAAGTTTAGACGTTCCGACGGATGATATGCAAGAGTTTTATCAGGAGCCTGAGTATGAAGAGCAGGGTGTTGGCGCGTTTGTGGCGGATAGACTTTGGTCAGATGCGCCAGAAGGGGCAATTGATATGGCGGACGGTGATGTCATCGATGCTGTACGACGGTCTGGTCGACCTAATGAATCTATGCGCGAGACTCTGTACCCCGATGGCGAATCTTTTTTCGAACAGCTTGCGTCGGATTACAATTACCCTACTGAAGCTATGCCTGACGGCACTGGTGGCATTAACCTTGCTGGCGGTAAAACTCGCTTTACACGCCCACGCGACGATATGCCAACTCCGCAAGAGCTAGAAGATACGCGAGCACATATGCTAGGCTCGGCCCTTACGGCCAGTGGGTATGGACCAAAAACCGCCAAACGTGTAGGCATGGTCCACGAAGGATTCTTCGGTAACCGGTTGCACAAGGCAATGGATCTGCGCAACAACGCTATCGGTATAGACCTATTTAAGAAGGCTGGCATCAACGCCACGCCCGCACAAATAACCGAGGCGGTAGACAACCGCATCTTCGAGCAGTTAAATGTCATCTTAGGCAGAAAGCCGGAAGAGCAAGATACTCCCTCGGATAAGCCCCGATGGCGTAAAAATTTCAGAAGTCCGGAAACCGGTCCCGATGTATACTACCCTCGTGACAACTCCGGCTATTTCATACCAGATGATTATTATTAGGAGCTAGAATGGCAAACGGCAAAACAAATGCGGGGATGATGGATCGAAACGTCCCCTCACAGCTAAACGTAGACGACATGGCAGCCGAGCTTGAACTAGAGCTACCTGATTCTCAGAACGACGTAATGGCCATGCTTAGCGTGGAAGATGTCGAAGGTATTGAGATTACGCCCGAAGAAGACGGCGGCGTCACCATTGATTTTGACCCTAGCGAGCAACGCGCCCTAGACCAGGCCTTTGACGCAAACCTTGCCGAAGAAATCCCGGACCGTGAGCTACAACGCATTTCCTCTGAGCTGTTGGAAGAGTTCGACGCCAACAAAGCCAGTCGACAAGATTGGGAAGAAGCGTACTCCAGCGGCTTAGAGCTACTGGGCTTTAACTACGAAGAGCGCACACAGCCTTTTCGCGGAGCCTCCGGTGTGACTCACCCGCTGTTAGCGGAAGCTGCCACACAGTTTCAAGCGCAAGCCTTTAATGAGCTGTTGCCGCCATCGGGCCCCGTGCGTACAGTAGTTATGGGCGCCTCCACGTCCGCCAAGGTCCAGCAAGCTCAGCGCGTCAAACAGTTTATGAACTACTACATCACTAACGAGATGGAAGAATACACCCCTGACATGGACCAGATGTTGTTCTTCTTGCCGTTGGCGGGTTCTACCTTTAAGAAAACATATTACGATGAGACGTTGGGCCGTGCTGTATCCAGGTTCGTCCCTGCGGAGAACCTTGTGGTCCCGTATGAGACGGCCGACCTTGAGACGTGCCCTAACATCACCCAAGTTGTGCGGATGTCGCTAAACGATCTGCGGAAACGTCAGGTTGCGGAAGTGTACTTAGATGTAGAGGTAATACCCTCTCAAAAGGAAATGTCCTCTTTAGACGGCGCGTTTAGTCGAATAGACGGTCAAGATTCAAATCAGATCGATTATGACTGTACTATTTTAGAGTGCCACGTCGACCTTGATCTGGAAGGCTACGAAGACCTCGACGAAGAAGGTGATTACACGGGAATTAAAATCCCATATATTGTCACCATATCCGAAGACAACGGACAGGTATTGTCGATTCGTCGCAACTATCGTGAAGACGATGAGCGCCGCAAAAAAATATCATATTTTACACACTACAAGTTTTTGCCCGGCTTTGGCTTCTATGGCCTCGGCTTGATCCACACCATTGGCGGTCTGTCTCGTACAGCCACCTCGGCCCTTCGACAACTGATCGATGCCGGCACACTGTCTAACCTTCCGGCTGGTTTCAAGGCTCGCGGCCTACGGATCAGGGATGACGACGAACCACTACAGCCTGGTGAATTCCGTGATGTAGATGCTCCGGGTGGCGCTATCCGCGACAGCCTGATGCCGTTGCCGTTTAAAGGTCCAGATCAAACATTGTTCCAGCTATTGGGCTTTGTCGTCGATGCCGCACAACGTTTTGCTACTATCACGGACCTTAAGGTCGGCGACGGTAATCAGCAAGCGGCTGTCGGAACGACGATGGCAATGATGGAGCAAGGTGCGCGAGTTATGAGTGCTGTCCACAAGCGGCTGCACTATGCCATGCGCCAGGAATTTAAGATCCTGTCCCGCGTAATGTCGGAGAGCTTACCGCAGGAGTACCCTTATTCTGTACCGGGCGGCGACGAAACCATCATGCAGTCCGACTTTGATGGCCGAGTAGACGTCATCCCTGTCAGCAACCCTAACGTATTCAGTCAAGCTCAGCGAATCATGCTAGCGCAGACCAAAATGCAGCTCGCGGCTCAAGCACCGGAGATTCACAACATTCACGAAGTATATCGTGACATGTACGAGGCTCTAGGTGTTACAGACATTGAGCGCATAATGAAAGCTGTGCCGGCGGAAGAAGCTGAGCCTATTGACCCTGCGCAAGAGAACATTAACGCTTTGGACGTGTTGCCGTTAAAGGCCTTTGAAGGTCAAGACCACCAAGCCCACATCAAAGCACATTTAATTTTTGGCACGTCCGGATCGGTAGGCAGTATGCCCGCCGTTGCCATGCTGGTTCAAAAGCATGTCATGGAGCACGTCCAGGTGGAAGCACGCGAGAAAGCCGCCGTAACCTACCTGCAACAGGTCCAACAGACGGGCGGTCAACCTGCGGATGAGCAACAGATGCTTGAGATAGAGCGCTTAACCGCGCAGATGATTGCGGAAGGACTGCAAGCTGTCAAACAAATGTCTGTTGAACTGGCGGGCGGTGGCGGCGGACCTGATCCGTTAATCGCACTGAAAGAGAAAGAACTTGAGATAAAAGCTCAGTCTGATGCGGCCGATAATCAAATCGACCAAGCTAAGCTGGATCTGGACGCGCAGAACCAAGCAACGCGTGCAGAACAATTTGGTAAGCGCCTGTCTTCACAAGAGCAACAGACGCAAGCCCGCATTCAAGCTGCTATGCAGCGTGAAATTCTTAAACAACAAGGTAATTGAGGGAATACTTATGAAAAACCGTAAAATCAAAACCGAAGGTTCTGCTCCTTCTAAAACACCAAAAGCCGTTCCATACGCAGACATCAAGGGACAAGGTCGAATTCCTTACGGCGAAACGGCCCCTGCCCCGATGGCCGAGTACACCCCTAGTCGGAAGAAGACTCGCGGCACAGGCGCTGCAACTCAGGGCCTTATGTACTGGAGCTGTTAGGCTTATGGCTTTTAGACTGTCAAAACGCAGCCTAGGCAATTTAGACGGGGTTCACCCTGATCTTGTTGCCGTGGTTAAGCGGGCTATTGAATTGACTGCGATAGACTTCGGTTGTATTGCAGGCACTCGAACTCTGGAAGAACAGGAAGGACATGTTCTTGCAGGGCGGTCTCAGACCATGAATTCTATGCACTTACCTCAGGAAGACGGCTATTCTCACGCCGTGGACCTGATGGCTTATGTGGGTAGTGCGGGAGTCTGGGAACTTAACTTGTATGACGACATTGCCGACGCTATGAAGAAAGCTGCCAAGGAATTGGGCGTAGCTGTTAAATGGGGCGCCGCGTGGTCCGAAGGAGATTTACGGACCTACAAAGGGACTTCGGCTGATGCAATGAACGCTTACATAGATATACGACGGTCGCAGGGACGTCGACCTTTTATAGATGCTCCACATTTCGAGAAAATCGCATAATCGCATAGTTTGTCCTAGCCCTTCGTATATAAGTTGTGATAGGATTATATCGGACATTGTTTGATTATATGCGAGAAGTAAATGGACGAACTTTATGTTGCAGAGTCAGTTTTTCGGATTCTGAGAGAACGACGCCAAGGTGTGACAGACCTAATGATATTTGGGAATGTCAAATCTATGGAACAATATCGTGAGCTTATGGGAAACCTAGAAAGCCTTAATCACGTGGAACAGGAATTAAAACGCCTGCTAGATAAACAGGAACAATCTATATGACCGCATCACCCGAAATACCCCGCTTTAAGGAGCCCGAGAAGAAAAGCTCTAGCTCTAGTCGAGACCGAGAATTGTCTCTTGCTGCCTCCGCAGCAAAGCTCCAGGCCCCCGTTGAAGAAGAAGAAGTTGCTAGGCCCACTGTCGATCCTGTGACCGGTGCGGATAACTTAGCTGCGGCTTACGCGGAAAAGCCTCGCCTTAACCCGGATTCTATTGGAAAGACTCTTTTGGACAGAATGCCTAACCCTACGGGCTGGCGCATCTTGATCCTCCCTTATCGTGGTAAAGAGAAGACCACGGGCGGAATCTTCATCCCGACTGAGACCAGCGAGAAGAACCACATCTCCACTCAAGTTGGTTATGTCCTTAAAGTAGGCCCTTTGGCGTACAAAGATACCACTAAATTCCCTTCCGGCGCATGGTGCGAAGAGAAGCAATGGGTAATATTTGCCCGTTATGCAGGCTCTCGCTTTCAAATAGATGGCGGAGAAGTTCGGATTCTTAACGATGACGAAGTTCTTTCAACCATTCTGGACCCCGAAGACATCCATCAACTAAACTAAGGAGAGCACTATGTCAGATGATGACAATTCAATTGAACTAGATGTAAGTGAAGCTTCGGAAGTAGAGATAGACGTTGTCGGCGAGTCCGATAATAACGAAAGCTCTGACGACCAGTTTTCCAAAGCAGAAACGTCCACGCAAAAGCGTATTAGCCGTCTTACTAAGAAGATGCGTGAAGCAGAGAGGCGTGAGCAAGAAGCGGTTAACTACGCCCAAGCTGTTCAGGGTGAGTCTCAAGCCCTTAAAGCACGGATGAATAAGCTGGATACCAGCTATGTAACGGAATACACCAACCGCGTAAACACTCAGATTTCCCAGGCCGAAGCAAATTTAGCTCGTGCAATTGACATGGGTGACAGCAAAGCTACCGTGGAGGCTCAACGAGCACTCACCGGTTTGGCTATCCAGCAGGATCGTGCCAATCAAGCTAAAGCGCAATCTGATCGATCTCAACAGCAAGCCTCTGCCGCACAGCAGCAGGCGGCCGCAGCCCAGCAACACCAGGCTCGTCAGCCGATGCCGGCTCAACAGCCTAAGCGTCCTGACCCTAAGGCAGAGCAATGGGCGTCTCGAAATGAATGGTTTGGTTCGGACGAAGCGATGACGTATGCCGCCTTTGGCATACATAAAAAGCTTGTAGAAGACGAAGGATTTGACCCACAGGGCGAAGACTACTATACTGAGCTAGATCGACGAATCTCCGATAAATTTGGGGGCGTCGCAAAAAACGTCGAAAGACGACCCGCTCAGACGGTGATTGGAGCTTCAAGAGCCCCATCTGCGCGCAGTAATAGAAAGGTCCGTCTCACCCCGAGCCAAGTCGCAATTGCGAAAAAATTGGGTGTGCCGCTTGAAGAATATGCGAAATACGTGAAGGAGTAACAAGGTATGACTGAACGAAAAAATGCTACTGATGGTTCGGCTATCAACCGTGCTTCCCGCGCTAACCAAACTCGGGACAAACAGGCTGTACGTAAGCCGTGGGCCCCACCGTCTATGCTAGATGCACCACCTGCCCCTGACGGCTTTAAACATCGTTGGATTCGCGCCGAAACGCGTGGCTTTGACGACACGAAGAATGTCAGCGCAAAATTACGGGAAGGTTGGGAGTTGGTCCGAAAGGACGAGTACCCTGACTTTGAATCCCCTACAGTTGAAACAGGTAAGTACCAAGGTGTGTTTGGAGTTGGCGGATTGCTTCTCGCTCGAATTCCAGATGAGACCATTGCCGAGCGGACACACTACTTCAATAGTCGTAGTAAGGACCAAATGGACGCAGTGGATCACGATATGATGAGAGAGAATGCACATTCATCGATGACGATCAGTCGACCTGACCGTCAATCTCGTGTAACTTTTGGCGGCCCTCAAAAATGATATGGGCTGCCCCCTTAGGAGAAAACTAAGATGGCAAATCAAAATACTGCCTATGGTCTTCGACCTATCGGGATAGTTGGCAGCGGCGTTAACTCTACTGGTGTAACCCAGTATGAGATCGCTTCCAACAACACCAATGCTATTTACCAGTTTTCAATCTGTGTACCCACTTCAGCGGGCACTATTGATCAAGCTGGTGATACGGCGGGCGGCACTGTGCCCGCCCTTGGTGTCCTGATGGGCGTTGAATATGTCGATTCGGTTTCTAAGAAACCAATCTGGATCAGTTATTGGCCCGGTTCGGGTTCTGTAAGCGTAGACACTAACCACCCGGTTAAAGCCTTCGTTGCCGACAACCCTAATCAGTTGTTTAAAGTTTCGTCCGACGCAACTTTGACTGACCGTGCTACGGCACAAGCCGCCGTGTTCGCCAATGCTTCGCTGGGTACTTCAGCTCGCGCTGGCTCTACCGTAGGTAACTCAACCGCTTCATTGGGTGTATCCACCATTGCTACTACGGCTACTCTGCCGTTGCGCATTGTTGGCATTCAGGACGACGCAGGTAACACCGACTTCGCAGCCGCTGGTATCCCGCTTATCGTTCGTTTGAACGCTCACCATAATGCAACTAGCGCACGGTTTGATTCTCAAACTACTGCGACAACAACTGGCATATAAGGAGGTCTACTAAATGGCTATTTCTCGCGCACAATTAGCGAAAGAGCTTGAACCCGGCCTTAATGCCTTGTTCGGCCTAGAATACAACCGTTACGAGAACGAGCATTCTGAAATCTTTGATGAAGAGTCTTCGGACCGAGCATTTGAAGAAGAAGTAATGCTTGGTGGTTTTTCTACTGCACCTGTTAAAAATGAAGGCCAGTCCATCAGTTTTGACGACGCTCAAGAAACTTACACCGCTCGTTACACTCACGAAACAATCGCGTTGGCCTTCTCCATCACTGAAGAAGCCGTGGAAGACAATCTTTACGATCGTCTTGCTTCGCGTTACACCAAGGCTCTGGCCCGCTCTATGGCCCAGACTAAGCAGATCAAAGCAGCGTCTATCCTGAACAATGCGTTCTCGACTGGCACTAATGCGATCGGCGATGGCGCTGCCTTGTGTTCAGCCGCCCACCCATCACTTTCTGGCAATCAAACAAACGTCTTGGCAGTTGCTGCCGACCTCAACGAAACTTCGTTGGAACAGATGTTAATTGATATTGCTGGTTTGACCGATGAGCGTGGCTTGAAGATTGCTGTTCGCGGCATGAAGCTCATTATCCCTAAAGAGCTTCAATTCATCGCAGAGCGAGTTATCAACTCGAACCTGCGCTCTGGTACTGCGGACAACGACAACAATGCAATGAAGTCTATGGGAATGCTTCCTGACGGCGCAGTGGTAAACCACTTCTTGACCGACACAGACGCTTTCTTCATTAAGACTGACGCGCCTAACGGCTTCAAGCACTTCAACCGTTCGCCTATTAAAACGGCAATGGAAGGTGACTTTGACACCGGTAACATGCGCTTCAAGGCCCGTGAACGTTATTCTTTCGGTGTTTCCGATTGGCGTTCTGTTTACGGCACCCCCGGCGCCGCGTAACCACTCGGTTACTGTGTTGCACTAAAAAGGAGGCTTCGGCCTCCTTTTTTCGTGTTCTTGACAAAGACGGCTATATAATGGTATGTTTGCACTTATCGGGAAAAAATCCGGTGAATCTGACAGACCCGACTGACGATATGCAGACAGATTCTACCTTAACTCGCATGTGAGGCTTATAGTATGTCCAATACCACTTTCTCTGGTCCAGTTACCTCCAACAACGGCTTTATTGGCGACGTTGTAGGCGCGACCCAAGTCCCAACTTACACGGTAGCAAATGCCGTTTCCGCCGCAGGCATTGCCGGTACTGTTGTTTACGTATCTAACGGTGCTGCTGGCTCAGCCATCTTAGCTTTCTCCGACGGCACAAACTGGAAGCGTTCCGACACTGGCGCCACCATTTCCGCCACCTAAGGAGTAGGTCATGTCACTTATTCCAAAAAACGCCCCTGGCGCCGATGAATTGGCGCTGCGTGGTTTAGATAAAGAAGGTAAGGCTCTTCCGATTGCACCGAAAAGTGTGTCCGCCGTGGAGAAGCCCAAAGCTACTAGGGGTGTCAAATAATGGCAGGTTCTGATTTAAAATCAAAACGCTTGGCCGGTACGGGGTCTGCTGCGGTAGGCCCTGCACGTATTAGGCAGCTACAAGTAAAAACCACGACAGGCTCTCCTCGTCTTGTAATTACGGACGGTGATGGCGGATCGATAGCTATTGACGTGGATTTAAACGCTTCCGACACTCATTCCGTTAACATTCCGGACGAGGGTTTGCGGGTTTCGGACATATACGTGTCCGTGTTCACAGCGTGTACCTCTGTAACCGTTTTTTATAGCTAGGGGTTTAACGATGGCTAATCCTATTAGATCTATAACGCAAGTCGGGGCCACAGAGCCTTTCGGGCTTCAGGTATCTCGCGGCCAAATTATGGGCCACTCGAATGTCTTTAAGTTCGGGTACAACCCTGTAGTCCAAGCGGTTGAAGAGACTGTTTGGGATTTCGGCGGTATTTATGCGTACCCCTCTAGCGCAGTAGCGATGTCTGTTACCAGTGCGGCGGGTGCAACAGACAACGGTGTTCAGGTTCAGGTACAGGGGCTTGATGCGGACTACGCTCCCCTGACGGAAACAGTTACCCTAGCGGGTTCTGGGACAGCCACTACTTCAGGTCTTTTCTTGAGGGTGTTCCGTGCGTTTACCTCAGGGTCTCAAGCACTCACGGGCGCGGCGTCTATTACCAACGGAGGTGTTACATACGCTTATCTCGCGGTAGCGTCACAACAGACACTGATGGCGGTTTACACCGTACCTGCCGGGCATACCGCCTATGTAACGCAGTTCGACACAACGTCTCTGACCGAAGCAAACAATAAATTTGGTACGATACGACTGGTTATTCGGGAAGAGGGCGGTGTTTTTCGGACACAACAGCAATTTGCTGCGGAAAACTCTAGCGTAGTATTGGTCTTCACATACCCCATCGCAATTCCAGAAAAGTCGGACATGGAGGTTCGTGCAATAGGCTCCAGCGCGAACGCTAACCTGAAGATCTCCTCGAACCTTGAGTTAGTGATCATACGGAACGAGGCTTAATATGAACAATGTTGAAAAACTTCAAAAGCCTGCAAGAGATTCCGATATTTGGGCCAATCTTGAAAAGCATGAAGCGGAGTGTAATTTACGCTACCAGCGAATTGAAGAAAAACTGGCGGATCAGAAACATTCGCTAAAAGGGCTGGACATAAAGATATGGGGCTTAGCGGCTTTGATTATGGTAGTGCCCTTGATACATAAGGCTTTGGCTTAGCTATGAACAAGTCTTTTTTTAGCGATCCGATTGAATCTGCAATTGTAGATGATGTCAGAAAATGGTCTTACGACGACTCCGACAACTTGAATGATTGTTTGGCGTGGGATAAAGACCGGGTTGCGATCTTGTTCATACAGGAAAAAAGCTATCAAACGCTGTACTCATGTGTTTCTCAGTTTGACCCGAAATACGACGTGGTGTTTGTTATTGATCTGGCGCACGAGAACACCGACGAAACTTTCTACGAATACGTAGCCGGTTTAAACAAAGCCATTGCGGCGGGCATCTTTATTGACACCGACATCGTGTTAACAGGCTTTCGCTTAAATGATTACGACACCATTCGTGTTGAACGACTTTCTACCACTAAGCTCTAACCATATATTAGGAGAGTTACTATGCCAAACAAAAACATGAAGCCCCTGGCGCGCCGAGGCGATAGAGAAGTTCCCATGGAGTACGTCAAGAAAAAGAAAAAGCCTATGTTGGTGGTAGCTGCCCCGGTGGCTCGAATGAAAAAAGGCGGCAAAGTTAAAAAAGGCAGTAAATGCGCCGTACGCAACGCTTAAATAGCACCGATCACGAGGTAGGTAAGGGTTATGACTACATCTGGAAGCACTAATTTTGAGCTAGACGTTGCTGAGTATGTCGAAGAGGCCTACGAACGGTGCGGGCTTGAAGTTCGTACAGGGTACGACCTTAAATCTGCCAAACGGTCTTTGAACCTGTTGCTTGCCGATTGGGCTAACCGTGGTTTGAACCAATGGACCATTAAACAGCGCACTATTACGGTTGTAGACGGCACGAGCGAGTACGACGTTGGTAACGACGTTATTGATGTTCTTTCCGTGGCGGTAAGGCGGTCTGGAACAGACTATTCTTTAACCAGGTTAAGTCGAGACGGCTACTTAAGCATCCCAAACAAGTCTACGCAAGGCCGAGTAAACCAGTTCTTCTTGGACAGACAAGTGTCTCCGAAGCTCAAGGTTTGGCCTGTCCCGGACAACAACACCGATGTGATCTATTATGACGCTTTAACTCGCATAGATGACGCGGATGTATATACTAACACCATGGACCTGCCCTTTCGTTTTTACCCGTGTCTAGCGGCAGGGTTAGCGTATTACATAGCGCTAAAGCGGGCCCCGAATCGGGTGGCAATGTTAAAAGCGTCCTATGAGGAAGAGTTTGACAGAGCTGCCACGGAAGATCGGGACCGGTCTTCGTTCAACGTAGCCCCTAGTTTTGACTATTACAGGTTAGGTTAATGGCTAAAAATGCGGCAGGGAAAGAAGCGTGGGCTATATCAGACCGTTCGGGTTTTCGTTACCCTTATCGGTTAATGAAAAAGGAATGGAACGGACTTTTAGTGGGTCCGGATGAATTTGAGCCCAAGCAGCCTCAATTAGGCCCTTTTAGGAAGGTGGTTGACCCGCAGTCCCTTAAGGATGCTCGCCCAGATCGGACAGAGCCTTTAGATGTGTACGTCGGGTTACCTTTAGTGGTTGCCCCTAAGCTGCGGCCCGTACAAGGCTTCGGTCAGGTTGGACAAATAACGGTGGTTACATGAGTTTCACATACGCAGAACTGAAGCAAGCTATTCAGGATTACACCGAAAACGACGAAACGTCCTTCGTCAACAACTTGCCCCTATTTATCCGGCAGGCAGAAGAGCGGATTCTTAAAAACGTCCAGCTCAGCTTGTTTAAAAAGAATGTTAGCGGCGCTCTGACAGGGTCCAACAAGTATTTGGCCTGTCCTAGCGACTACCTTGCCTCGTTTGCGTTGTCTTTTGTGGACTCCAGCGGGGACCATGTGTTTTTAGACTTTAAAGATGTTGATTTTGTTCAATCGTTTAATCCCGATGCGGCTACCACAGGTGACCCTCGTTATTACGCTGTTTTTGACATAAACAACTTCATTGTTGGGCCAACACCTGACGCGTCTTACGCGGTAGAGTTACATTATTTCTACCGGCCTGCCAGTTTAACGGCGGGTGCCGATACAGCGACAACCTGGCTAAGCGAAAACGCTGAAATAGCTATGTTGTACGGAAGCTTGATGGAGGCCTACATTTACATGAAGGGTGAGCCTGACATGCTGGCCATGTACGAAAAACGCTTTGGTGAAGCCGTTATGGGCATGAAGATGCTGGGTGAATCTAAAGAAGTAACGGACGAATACCGTACCGGAAAACTAATTAGGCCGAAACAATGACTTTTTCTGCTTTGCAAACAAACACAGCGTTTAACGTTGAGGTACACACCACGGATAAGCGCGGGTTTACTCCAGAAGAAATTGCAGAACGATGTGCGCACAAGATCTTAGCTATTAGCGAAACTGCGCCCGAGGCAATAAAAGCACAGGCTCATGCCTTTCGTAAGGACATGGTCAAAGTGCTTGAAGTTTATATGCGTGAAGCTATCAAAAGTGATAGAACAACGGTGTACAATGAATTAATCCATGCAGGCCATAGAGAGCTTGCTGAACTCATAAGGAGACTGTAGCCATGGCGTTTTCAGGCAACTATATGTGTAGCAGCTTTAAGCAAGAATTGCTTTACGGCGCTCACGATTTCGACTCATCCACGGGCGATACATTTTTACTCGCCTTGTACACCAGCGCAGCTACTCTTAATGCAGCTACTACGGCGTACACTACCTCAAACGAAGTTGCCAGCGGTTCTGGATATACAACAGGTGGCCAGGCGCTTACGCCAGTCAATCCTTCTGTGTCCGGTACCACTGCGCTGACCGACTTTGCGGATGAAACCTTCACCGCCGCAACAATAACCGCACGAGGGGCTTTGATCTACAATTCTACCCCTAACACTACATCCGTGGCTCTAACGAACCCGTCTGTAATTGTGCTGGATTTTGGTTCGGATAAAACGTCTACAGCGGGTGACTTTACCATTGTTTTCCCGACTGCTGACGCCAGTAATGCTATCATTCGGATAGCGTAATGACTGATGTAACCGTCTACTTCAAAGGCTGGAATTCATCCAGCCAAGGTTGGGGCGGTGGTTCGTGGGGTCAGGATGAAGGGCTCCCAAGCGCAACGGCAAACATAGGCACTATATCAATAGTTGCAGATGCGAATGTTGTGGTTGAGGGCGTTACCGCTACCGGGTCGATTGGCTCTGTTACGGTAATTGCTGAGGCGAACATTGCGGCCATAGGTGTTGCGGGTACGGGAGCAGTAAGTCCTGTCACCGTTATTGCGGAATCAAACGCACCTGTCACCGGACTAGAAGCAACAAGTTCTGTTGGAACAGTATCCGTTATTGCGACAGCAACCGTGTCTCCGATAGGATTGGAAGCGGTAGGTCAGATAGGGCAAGCTTCCGTAGAAGGCATTGCCTTTGTGTACGTTACAGGAACATCCGGAACTGCAACAGTAGGAACGGTTACGACCCAGACGGAACAGAATATTCTCGTCACGGGTGTAACAGGAACAGGAAGAGTTGGCAGCGTTACCGAAGTTATTGGTGGTGCTGTCGTAAACATAATAGGCGTCTATGCAGATGGAGTGACGGGAAGCGCACTGGTATACGGTGACATTATTCCCGGTCAAACTCCATCGTACAGTGACATTGCCGTAAGCCAGACACCGTCATGGTCGTCGGAAGCGCCCGGTCAGAGTGCCGATTGGTCAAAAATAGCAGCATGAGGATTTAGAAATGCCAAGTACCTATACAGTCAACCTCGGAATCGAGAAGCCCGCCACGGGCGAGCAATCGGGTACGTGGGGCGATACTACTAACGTCAATTTCGACATCCTCGACCAAGCCATTAACGGCGCGGTTGTTTTAACGCTGGCCAATCCTGGCACGTCGGGGACTCCAAACCTGCTGGAAATCAGCAACGGTTCAACGTCTGACGGCCGTAATAAATGGATTGAACTCACCGATGCCGGCGACCTGGGCGGCACGTCCTACCTGCGCTTAGATCCAAACGATGCTGAGAAGATAGTCTTTGTCCGCAACAACCTTTCCGGCGGTCAGTCTGCCATTCTCTTTCAAGGCACGTACAGCACCAGCAACGATTTTGAAGTACCTGCTGGATGTGATGTGGTCCTTAAGTTTGACGGTAACGGCACCTCGGCCACCGTTGTTGATGTGTACAACAAGCTGCGGGTTACCGCGCTAACGACACCTCTGTTAACAACGGCGGACCTGACGGCCACTACGGCGGACATTAACGGCGGAACTATCGACAGCTCTGTTATTGGTGGCGCCACTGCGGCCGCCGTAACAGGCACCACGGTAGTTGCGAACACCAGTCTTAATATTGCAGCAGACGGCGCGACCGTCACGGGCATTAAAGACGAAGACGACATGGTCTCCAATAGCGCCACCAAGCTTGCGACGCAACAGTCTATTAAGGCATACGTTGACGCCCAAGTTGGCTCTTTTGACACGCTGTCCGAAGTTCTAGCGCAGGGCAACACGTCCGGCACCACCAACTTAGTTATAGATAGCGGGCAAGTTCTTACGACGAACACGGTCAACGAGACCACCGTCGGCTCAGGCGTAACTATTGACAGCGTTTTGCTTAAAGACGACGTCGTTAACGCCACGGACATTGAAACATCCACTATCTCAGCTAATGACGGCACGCTTGCAATCAACATCGCAAACACTACAGGTGCTGTGG